TACAGGAAGTGTTCCAAGTATATTATTAGAGCCACAAAGAACTAATTTAATATTAAATAGTGTTTGGGTTGGAGGTGGAAGTTTACCTACAAGTTGGTTATTTTCTATTTCAACAGGAACATCTATTGCAACTTCAAGTATTAAAAACACAAATGTAACTGCATACAGATTTGTAACTAATACACAAAGACAAGAATTTTATCAAAATACAATACTTGCTTTAAATAGTATAAATACATTGAGTGTTTATGTAGAATCTGTTACAACTGCAATTCCAGTTAGCCAATTATTAAGATTTAGTGCTACAACAGGCACTGGAACATCTATATATTTAAAAAATAATGTTCCTATATTAAGTTCTGAAAACATAACACAAGGAAATACATATTCATTACAATTTACTTGTACATTAGCAGATACATTTCAAGCAAGAGTTGGTTGCGGAGTTATAGGAAATGTTACTGGGGATATTACTTTGTCAATGCCACAAGTTGAATTAGGTTCTTATGCTACATCATATATTCCAACAACAACAAGTACAGTTACAAGGAATCAAGATTTAGCATCTGTTAGTAGTGTATCAAGTTTAATAGGACAGACAGAAGGAGTTATATTTGTTGAAAGTGCTGCTTTGTCAAATGATTTAACAACAAGAGCATTTGCTATTTCTGATGGAACTACAAGTAATAGAATTATTATTGTTTATTCGGCAACTTCAAATCAAATTCAATGTTTTGGAACTTCTAATGGAGTTCCATTTACAAATAGTATATTTTATAATTTAACAGATGAAACTCAATTTGCTAAAATTGCGATTAGATATAAAGTAAATGATATTACTCTTTGGGTAAATGGAGCAAAAAGAGGTACTGATATTACATCTCAAGCATTGCCATTATCATTTAATAGATTAGGATTTGACAATGGAGCTGGTTCAGCACAATATGTTGCCAAAGTAAAATCTGCACAATTATATAATACTTATTTAACTGATGCTGAAATGACATCATTAACAACTTTATAAAATGAAAGTATATAAATTAAAATACACAGACAAAGAAACTGCACTTGCTGATTTTATTGCTAAAGATTTAATTGATGCAGAAAGCAATTATAAAGAAGGAATACAAGCAATAGTTGAAATTGGATTAATAGTTCTTACAGAAGGAACTTATGATGAAAATTTTAATGAAATAACTGCTCCAATATTTGCAGATGGATACCATTATGATATAATGTCAATTCAAGATATTGACTTTGGAAGCAATGAAGTAATAGTAAATAATCCAAAGCATAACTTTGCAGGATATGAGTAATTTAGATAAAATATTAAATAAAGTTATATCACGAAAACTAATGGTGTTTGTTATAGCTTGTTGTGGATTGTTCACTGGAAATTTAACATCTCAAGATTGGGTAATAATCGCAACAGCTTATGTAAGCATACAAGGATTTACTGATATAGTTGCAAAAATTAAAAGTTAAAAATGGAATATCCTGAAAAAGAAAGATTAGATAGAATGGAACAACACCTTCGACTTATTAAGGAAGATTTACAACATATTTCAAGTGCTTTAGTTGGTTCAAAAGTAAATGGTAATAAAGGTGTTATATCAGATATTGATACCATAAGACACGATATAGAAGTTCTAAGGGAAAAGTTAGAGTTCATAGAATTAGATATGGCTAAAAAATCTGTTTATATCGGTCAGTTGAAATTTGTAGCAGGTTTATTAACTGCTGGATTAGTTGGAACAATAATTAAATTATTATCAAAATGAAATTAGACAATAAAGGTTATATGTTAATTTGTGAGTTTGAAGGATTCAGTGCTAAACCTTATTTATGTCCTGCTAAATTAGCTACAATTGGATATGGCAATACTTTTTATAAAGACGGTAAAAAAGTTACTATGATTGACAAATCAATAACTAAAGCAGAAGCATTTGATATGTTTAAAGATATTGCAGATAATTTTGCTAAAAAAGTTTCTAAATGTGTTACACAACCTTTAACTCAAAATCAATTTAACTCTTTAGTTTCATTTGCTTATAATGTTGGAGTAGCTAATTTTATGAGAAGTACACTTTTAAAGAAAGTAAATAATAATAGATTAGACCATTCAATTGCAGATGAGTTTTTAAAATGGGATAAAGTAGGCACTAAAAAATTAGCAGGTTTAACTAAAAGACGACAAATTGAAGCAAACAATTATTTTACGATATAAAAGTTCTATTGTATTTTGGTTAGCAGTTGTATTAGCATCGGTTGTAATTACAATGTTATCATCTTGCGGAACAAGAAAGGTAGTTATAGATGAGGTTAAGAAGGATTCCTTGTCCCAAATTTCCACTAAAATAGTGACGAAAGAGGATATAAAAATTGAAACTAAAAACGATATTACAACTGATGAGTTTACAATAACTCCATTAGATACTTGCAAGGATATTGTTATTGATGGTAAAACGTACAGAAACGTTACTATTAACTATAAAAAGACAAAAGACAACACTATACAAGTCCAAGATATAAAAGTGGCTAAAAAAGAGTTAAAAGTACAAGACACAAAAGTAACACAAAATAGGAAAGTTAAAGATATAACGAAAACTTCAAATCCATTTCTTATCTTGCTATGGTTATTAATTCCACTAATTGCGTATATAATTTATAGATTCAAATGAAAAAGAACTCAAACAGACGTTACAGAATGGACAATGCTACTGCTAAAAAGATTGGTGCAAAACTAAATAAGAGTGGTAGATATATGATTTCCAAAGAACAAGAAAAGAAATTAAGCGTTATTAAGAAATAAATTCATATATTTGGACTTAATATAAGAGATTTCTCTTATAAAAACAAAAACTATGAAAAAAAATGCTGAAAGGCGGTATCGATTTAACCATTATATCGCTAACAAAGTTGGAGTTACTATCAATAAGCAAGGTCGCTATCGACTAACTCCCGAACAAGAGAATAAGTACTTTGACATCGTTCAAAATCAAGAGCATATTAAAAGGCTTTTCTTTGACATCGAAACATCTCCTAATCTTGTTTATGCTTGGAGGATTGGTTACAATCTAACTATACACCCTGATAGCATCGTAGATGAGCGTAAAATTATATGTATATCTTATAAGTGGGAACACGAAGATAAAATCCATAGATTAACGTGGGATAAAGATATGTGTGATAAGCAAATGCTTATTGATTTTATATCGGTGGCTAATAAGGCTGATGAAATGATTGCACACAATGGGGATAGGTTTGACATCAAATGGATAAGAACACGTTGCATATTTCATAGGGTTTCAATGTTTCCGCAGTACAAGACATTAGATACGCTTAAAAAGGCTAAAAGTGGTTTCAATTTCAATTCCAATAAACTGGATTACATTGCACAATTTTTAGGAGTTGGAGCAAAGATTAAGCATAGTGGGTTTGATATGTGGAAGGAAGTTATGAAAGGTAATCCCGATGCACTTGAAGAAATGGGTAACTACTGCGATGGCGATATAGTTGTGCTGGAGGATGTATTCTTAACGATGCAGAACTACATTAAACCAAACACTCACGCTGGAGTTTTAAATGGAAATCTAAAATATAGCTGTCCGTCTTGCTCAAGTGAAAATGTAATCTTACTTAAAAACGTAGTTACTGCAATGGGAACTATCAAGAGATTAATGGAATGTCAAGATTGTGGTCAAGTCTACGAGATAAGCAATTCAGCATACAAACTTCATTTAGAAATGAAAGATAAGTTTAACTAATGCGGTAAATAACGGTGATAATCACCGCAAGAATAACCCCTAATAAATACATCTATTAGGGGTTTTTTACAACACTTATTGTGTGGCAGTTCAGTTATCTGCTCGTTTACTGACTTTTAAGCTATCTGTGCAGAAATCGCACCACATTCATAATAAGTTCAACTACTTTTGTAACTGTTTTTCACGTTCTTTACATTTTTCTAACAGTTCTTTTGCTTTTTCTTTTTGCTCTGCTGCGTACTCCCATATTGAGAGTCTTTTCTCTACTGTGTGTTTGCTGTAAGCCATTCGTTTCTAAGTTTTTTAATGAAATCTTTAACTGCTCCTTCCATTTCTAAAGGTACTCTAACTTGAATAATCTTAAATGGATAATCTAATTTCTTTCTTCCAGCTCCTTCTCGAACTCCTCCTTGTGTGTTACTCATCATCGTTTTGTATTAAGTTGTAAATGTATTCTAATGTTTCAATTTCTCTCAATTGAGCATCTATCAATACGAGTGCATCTGCTACTCCAATTTTCCAAAATGGGTCATTATCCATTTCTCTTTTTGCTACTTCAATCATAGCTCCTATTTTAATCATTGAATTTTCTTTCATTGGTTAATATTCAAATTTTAATATTTCATTCATTTCTTCTGACATTTCAAATTCATAGTGTAATGTTTCTTGTGTACAATTACAAATATAATATAAGGTTGAATTTTCTCTTATTAATATACCACTAACTATTCTTATTAACTGTTCTCTATCGGTCTTTAAAAAACAAATATCTCCTATTTTATATTTCATAATTCTCTTTATATTTAGTCCAAATATTCACTTCAAATCCTTTTATACGTAGGGTTTCTATAACGTGCGATTGTATTGGCGATAGAACTCCTTTAGGCTGTTTAACCTCCACGAACATAGCTTTACCATCTTTCAACGCAAGTATGTCAGGTATTCCTGTAAGCGATGTTTTGATGAGCTTAATTACTATCCAACCATCTTCTTGTAACTTCTTCTTAATCTGTGTTTGCCTACTACTTTCTAACATATATCTTATCGTTATAATCACATTCAAACTCTATTAATCCACTTCCATCTAAATAAATAAATGTATATATCCAGTGATACTTTCCGTACTTATTTGGCATATCTTCATTTATTCTAATCCCACTATATCTAATTTCTTTTCCTAACGGAGTCAACTGGATGCGTTGGTCTAACCAATAATCACGCTTTTGAAATGTAATACATTCAGGAGGTAATGGAACAAACTCAATTGGTTTCTTCATAAAGTTTCAACTTCATCATTAGCTAAACAATGAGTACTCCATCCATTTTCATAATATAAAGTATAAACTTCTCCTTTTTGATATTCAACACGTATTTTTGATATAACACCAATAGAACCATTTAATAACTCTATTTTATCTCCTAATTTTAATTCGCTTACTTTTTTCATTTGACAAATATAATACTTTTTTTAAAATGGACAAATGTTTTTAGGTATTATTTCAATATAATTATTTATATCAGATTTCTTATAAAATTTAGAATTGATATAATACCCTATGCTTCCTCCGTTCTTAGTGCATTTTATAATTTTTCCTGTTTGACAATTGATTATCTTTTTACAAATTGAAACTTTATAATGCGGATATTCTTTGAATTGCCATTTAACTGTAAATAATACTGTAACTTGGATAATATTAGATAATTAATATATGGTTAAATGGCGTGTATTTATGAGTTATGTGCAAGGCTACGAAACTGCATCTAAACGAGCATTTGTTATTTCAATAGCTTTTGGATTAATGTCGCAACCTATAAAATTTCGGTTCAGTTCTTTA